CAGCCTGCTGGTTCTTCCATGTGGAAGGCAACACGATACGCTTCCACAGTTATGCCGAATACACCAACATGGGCCTGCCTGACATCGTGGCAGACTGGAAGCAGCGTGGCCACAGCTACGGCAAGGTGATTGGGCCTCACGACTTGATGGTGCGCGAGCTGGGATCTGGCAAGACCAGGCTGGATACCATGCGCTCTCTGGGCTGTGATGTGATCGTGGCCAAGAATGTGCCCATCATTGACGGCATCAACATGGTCAGGAACCTGCTGCCACGCTGTGAGTTCGATGCCAAGAACTGCACGGAGGGGATAGAGGCTATCCGGCAGTACCGATCAGACTGGAACGACAAGGCAGGAGTGCTGCGGCTTGTTCCCCTGCATGACTGGACATCACACGCCAGTGATGCGATGAGATACCTGGCCGTGGCTGGCATTGACCAGCTGGGCGACAGGTGGAGCAGCGAGATCAATTACAAGATGGTAGATAGAGGGGTGGTGGCATGACCGATAGTGAAGTAGCAGCGATTGTCTACCGAGAATTGACACAGGCACGAGGATACGACTCTGACACTCTGTCAGCCAAGCGAGCCTATGCCCTGGATCTGTACAACGGGATCATGCCAGCCGCTCCAGAGGGACGTGTGCAGGCAGTCAGCCTGGATGTGGCTGATGCACTCCATGCCACCCTCGCACAGATCAGTCCGGTAGTACGCACCAGCCAGATTGAGTTTGAGGCACAGAGTCAGGAAGATGAGCTCCAGGCACAGACAGAAACAGACTTCGTGCGAGTCAGCATAGACCGGGCAAGTGGGTACGATATCCTCGACCAGGCCTGCCATGATGCGCTTCTGATCGGTAACGGATGGCTGCATGCCTACGTGGACACCACCAAGCGAGTGACAGAGCAGATCTTCCCGCCTGACCTGCCGGATGAGGCCATCTTCGCCATCCAATCCATGGCCCCACCAGATACACAGATCACGCTCAGAGCAGGCAAGGAAAAGACGGTAGCCAAAGTCACCAAGACCATTCGCACCCTGAAGATTGAGTGTGTGCCCCCTGAGAACATGCTATTCAGTGAGTGTGGCTCAGACTTCAACATAGACACTGTGCGCTTCGTGGCACGGGAGAGGCTATACACCGCCGCCCAGCTCAAGAGCAAGGGAATCAGTAACTCCAAGATTGCCAAGCTACAGGACGCCACCCTGGACGATCAGGAGGGGGCACGGGCTCGACAGGGCATCTACCAGAATGACGGGGACTACCTGAGCGTGGAGGATGCTAACCGGCTGAAGCGTGTGTACTGCTGCTATATCAGGCTGGAGTCAGGCACCAACGAAACAGAGCTCCGGCATGTCTGGATAGGCGAGGATCAGGACAGTCTGCTGATCAATGAGCCTGCTGACTATGTGCCATTCATCACTGGCTCAGCTGTACCCGTACCCCACCGGATAGTCGGCACCGGGTTTGGTGAGCTCCTGGGCAGTCTGCAGGAGAGCAAGACGCACACGCTCCGGCAGTACCTGGACAACCTGACTGTAATGAACTCCAGCCGTATCGGGGCGGTGGAGGGGCAGGTCAATATGTCCGACCTGACCAATGGTCGGATCAATGGCGTAGTGCGCATGAGATCACCAGATGCCATCGTACCCCTGCCAGCCGCAGACATAGGACCGCAGGCCATAGCTGCCCTGGGATACCTGGACACGATACGCACCCAGCGAGTCGGGGCATCCCTGGACTTCTCCGAGGTACAGGCTCAGCTCATGGGTACCAGTGCCACAGCAGCAGCCGGCCAGCTCAGCAAGGTTGAAATGATGGGCGGGTGGTTCGCTGGCAACATCGTGCGTAACCTGCTCCTGCCCTTGTTCCTGATGACCCACCGCATCCTGCGCACGGAGATGGCAGGGCCGCAGATGGCACGGATAGGCGGGAAGTGGCAGGAAACAGATACCGGGCAGTGGCAGGAGCGCATGGTGACAGATGTGCATCTGGGGCTGACCACAACAGAGAAGGCCGAGCGACTGATGGCCATTAACCAGCTAACCCAGCAGCTGCAGGGCATGATGGCCAGTGGTGGCAAGGGAATCATTACCGATCTGCCCAGGCTCTACAACGCCATGGGTGACTGGATCCGAACAGCCAACCTTGGGCCGCCTGACCAGTACCTGATTGACCCTGCCAGCGAGGACGCCCAGCAGGCCCAGCAGGAGCAGGCAGACGCTGCCAAGCAAGCGGCAGAGCAGGACATTCAGATCAAGGCTGAAGTGATGAAGCTGGAACAGAACTTTGAACTAGAGAAGCAGCGCAGGGATCTGGACTTCAAGCGCTGGGAAGCAGAACTTGATGCCGAAGTGAAGGAGGCCGACATGACCAGCAAGGCGGTGATCGAGGTCAAGAAGCTGAACAAGCCAGAGAAGGAATCAGAACCCGATGAGGACTGATTTCACCCGGAAGGATATTGCGGAGCTAATGCAGTTGGCCTATGATGATGTGGAGAGGCAATTGTTTTACGCTATCAAGAAGATTCCAGAGGAACGGGCAACACTGCTCAGTCAGCTGGATGTACTTGTGAAGGTAAAGGAACGATTAGATGCCCGAATTGAATACGACAATCCTTGCAGCTGAGCCAGAGGTGGTCCAGGATGATCTGGCGACCATTGATGCGCTTATACGTGGGGGGCCTGAGAAGGCCGCAGCAGACACTCCTGAGAAGGAAACAAGTGATCTGCAAGAAGCACCAGTACCAACCCCTGAGAAGGAAGCAGCACCAGCGGTTTCTGAGGTCAATTATGACCAGATGATCCCGATTACTGGCGGTGAGCCGGTCAAGTTGGGCGAACTCAAGGACGCCTGGCAGAACCGACAATCCGCTAGCCTTGAACTGATCGACCGGGAGAATGAGGTATTACGTGTGACAGAGAAAGCTCAGCTCCTCTTGTCTTACGTTAACGCTTTACCTCCAGAGATAGCAGAAGCAGCGCAAGCTGAGGCAGCTCGTGATTATGAGCGCGAGACTACCCGGCTGCATTCCAGCATCCCAGAAACCAAGACCCCGGAAGGCTTCCGAGCAGTACGTGAGAAGCTGTACGAGTTGGTGGCTGAGTATGGACTGCCCAAGCAGGCGGTGGATACGATCAAGGACGCAACAACAATCAAGATGATGCATGACTTCGCCCGGTTGAAGGCTTCTGTCAAGGCAGCCAGAGATAACGTGAAGCCCCTCCGGGCAGACAACACACGGGCACAGCATGCGTCTACCCAATCAGAAATAGATGTATTGATGGCCAAGGCAAGACAGTCACGCTCAGGCGATGACCAGCTGAAGGCTATTGATTCCCTTCTCAGGAGAGCATGATGGCAACAATTACCCATGTAGCAGCAGATGCAGTAACGTATGGCGGTGTAATCCGCGAAGATGTAATGGAAAAGATTTGGGATATTTCCAATATTCCACTTCCTTTCACCGAGATGTGCTCCAAGGGCACACACACTAATCGTCGTGTCGAGTTCGTTGTAGACGAGCTGGCAGCCGCAGCCACGGATAATGCCGTGGTTGAGGGGGCAGACTCTGCCAAGGCCAACGAGAAGATGGGCAACCGCCTGGGAAACTATACCCAGACCTCAACCAAGGAAGTGAAGGTGACGGATCAGGCTGACAGTGCTAACAGCATTGGTGGTATGGCCAGCCTGAGCTACCAGATCAAGGAACGGCAGAAGGAATTGCGCCGGGACGTGGAGGCACAGATGCTCACCCATCAGGCGAGCGTAGCAGGCGATGCCAGCACTACAGCCGGGATCTCTGCTGGACTGGGAGCTCAACTCAAGACAAACGTGTCTGTGGGCGCTACGGGCGCAGTAGGGGGGTTCAGTACCTCCACTGGCCTGTTTGTGGCCCCTACTCCTGGCACTAAGCGAGCCCTATCAGAAACCCTTATCCGTGATACCTTGCAGGCTGTGTATGAAGCCGGTGGCAACACCAGCACCGCCATGGCTCGCCCGGTGGTAATCCGCAAGTTGTCCGAGTACCTGTTTGGCTCTACGGCACGAGTGGCCACGCTGACCAGTGACAAGGCGCAGAAGGGCGATGGCGGGGCTCTCACAGCCTACGGCTCTGTCAACGTGTTCGTGACTGACTTCGGCCAGACCATCACGCTCCGTGACAACCGGCTGCAAGCTGAAGATGCCACGGCCACCAGTTCCATGTACTTCCTCGATGGGGCCCACCTCAAGCAATCCTTTATGGAAGGCTACAAGGTCACTCCGTTGGCCAAGTCCGGCCTGTACGAGAAGCGTCTGATGAGCTGCATGTACTCTCTGCTTGTGCTGAACGAGAAGAGCCAGGGAGCTATTTTGGCGATTGATGAAGCATTGGCAGTAGTGGCCTGATGTACCGCCTGGTCAATCGACTCGACCGGGCTATTGGGACCGAGGCTGGGATGCTCCAGCCCGGTTCCCATATTGACCTGGTACTTACCCAGGAGCAGCTGGACAGATGGAGCGCATGCGGCTATGCAGACATTCAACATATCACTACTGGACCCGAGAGCAGAAGTTACTCGAGCCCAGATGCGCCAACTATCAGCACGGGACCTGTGCAGCGGGACGATGCGGTTAGCCCTGCACCTGTCAAGCGAAGAAGCAGCAAGGCTGGCACAGCTAAACCCTGACACGCTGGGACATGACGATGGAAAGCTCCGTGATCTGTACTGGCGCAAGTTTGCAGAATCACCGGAGGCAGCACCCTACCGGGTGAATGATCTATGACCACCTGGCTTATCAAGAGAAGTGTCACACAGCGGGTGGTCAAGATAGGTGAGCCTATCCCCCTCCGGCACAAGCGTGGCAAGCTGGCAGGGGCTCCGTACAACGTGGTCAACACGTCCAGTATTACCCCAGGATCAGGTCAGCTGTACATTCCCCCCAGCGGGCTCACTCTGCGCATAAACGGGTGGGATTTGGCTGGAAATGACAATACTGCCTACATAAGCACGTTGAGAGCAGGCGACACCATCAACATAGGTGCGGTGCCCGCTGTACTGGCTGGGACTCCGATATTCAACATGGGAGTAGTCGAACTATTTGTGGTGGCGCTCCCAGTGGTGGCAGATGGCAACTACATCATCACGGTGACTAAAGCATGACACTACAGGAACTGAAGGACAAGATCGCCAGCATCCTGCATCGTACCGATCTGACGGCCAGTATGGATGGGTTCATCCAGGACGCTCAGTACAAGATAGAGCGCAGATTCGGGATAGTCCTGCCAGCCATTGACCCGATCCCCACTGGCACGGAACTCCTGTTTCAACTGTGGGCACTCCAGAGCGCCTACGAGTTCCTGAACAATGGCGACAACGCCACGTATTACCACGACAGGGCAGAGCTGGAAGCTGACCGGCAGAACGTGCTCCAGCCGGGCACGGTCACAGACAACTACGCGGCAGATTTGCCCGTAATCATAGGGGCATGACATGAGCCTGGAATCTGGAACCTACATAGACGACCTGGTAGTAACAAACCCGACAGGGACGGACGCAAAGAGCCAGGGGGATGATCACCTTCGCTTGATAAAGTCAGTCCTGAAGAATTCCCTGGTGGGCATAGATGCCAAGATCATGGAGGGGACGGGAGGAATCTGTGCATTGTTTGCTGGAGGCGTGGAGAGGCTGCGCATAGCTACCACCGGGCTTATCTCTCTGGCGGCGACAGCCGGGCTGCAGATCAGCAAGACCGCGGTCACCGCCCCAGCTGCCTCAGACGGAAATGTGTTCAGTGGGACGTATACGCCGACACTGACGAATACGACCAACGTGGCGGCGAGTTCAGCATTTGGTTGTCAGTATATGCGGGTGGGTAGTGTTGTTACAGTGAGCGGCAGAGTTAGCATAGACCCTACGGCTACTGGAAGAATAGTGCTTGGGATGTCATTACCTGTAGCATCTTCTTTGGGTACTCTTTCCAATGTTGGTGGGACATTCAGCGTGGCAGGCGTTACAGCTTCGCCTAGTTTTGGAGCAATCAACGCTGGGGTAGGAGTTGCAAGTTTTGATGGAGTAATCAATGATGCAGCGGCTAGAGATTACTTCTTCACCTTCACCTACCGAGTGATCTAAGTGCGCGCCCTCGCCCTCCTCGTGTTCCTCACCTCATGCGCTTCTGCTGAAGTGAGCAATCTGACATGCATGGGGTGGTGCAGTCAGACAAGCGTGGTCAAGGGTGAATCCCCGGTGGCGCCATGAAGTCCACTCGCTATCAGGAGTTCGAGCACTGGGGGATCGTCACGGATTACCCTCCTGAAGAAGTCCCGGCAGACAAGTGGACGGGGGCAGGTAACATCCAGTTCGAGACCCAATCGACAGGGCGCGTGCCGGGCTATGCAGCCTTTGCCGATCCACTTCTGGGCAGCGGGGTTATCTTCGCCCTCAATATCGTCTATGGACCGGACACGTACTGGATCTACTGCTCCACAGATCATGTGTATGTCACAGACGGCACTATTCATTACGATATCACCCCAGGCACTCTAGCCACAGTAGCGGCAGGGGAGTGGACGGGATGTGTACTGAATGGGGTGCCCGTCCTATCTAATGGAACCAACCCCCCTTTCTACTGGGGGCTTGATCCAAACATAGACTGTGTGACTCTTCCAGGATGGCCAGCGAATAGTTCATGCAAGGCTATCCGGGCCTTCAAGTACCATCTATTCGCCCTGGGCATTACAGAGAACGGAAATTATCTTCCAGATACGCTCTGGTGGAGTGAGGGGGCGTCTCCTGGGGCTCTTCCTCAAGTGTGGATACCTGCACCGGATAACGATGCCGGGGATATGACACTGGCAGACAGTAGCGGGGCTATCGTGGATGGCCTGAGTCTGCGCGACACGTTCATTGTCTACAAGCAATTCACCAGCTACGTGCTGAGTTACGTGGCAGGGCAGTACGTATACACCCAGCGCAAGCTCTTCCTGAATACCGGCCTGCAGAATAGAAACTGTGTAGCCGAGCTGAATGGGGAGCACTGGGTATTCACTGGCACGGATGTGGTCAAGCATGATGGCCAATCATTCCAATCCGTAGTCCAGGACAAGGTGAAGCAGGAGATAGTGGACTCGGTTGATCCAGGCAAAACGTACATGTCATGCGTGACCAACAGGATCACGGATAACCAATTCTGGGTATGCATTGCCACTCAGGGGCAGGATTGGCTCAATCGGGCTTATGTGGTCAATGTACTGACAGGTGACTGTGGAAAGTTGGAACTGCCCAGCGTAGGCTACGTGGCCAGGGGCATCGTTAATGCCGTAGAGGGTGGCAACGCCTGGGATACGGATAATGGCTCCTGGGATACGGATATAACCTTCTGGGACCAGCAGAGCTACAGCCCAACAGAGGACAGTGTGCTCATGTGCGCTCCTGTAGCCAATAAGCTCTGGGCACATGGGCTCACAGATCAGATAGATGGCCAGCCCATGCCAGCTTACGCAGAGCGGCTGAGTCTGCCGGTATC